CGCCACCGCCACCACCGCCAGCAACGACCAAATAATCCACACTGGTCACACCTGTCGGGCATGTCCAGTTAGTCGATGATTTAAAGGTAAAAACAGTCTGTGATGCGACGGTGTATTTCAGGATGACGATACCGGAGCCTCCAGAAGCTCCGCTAGAGCCATATACTCCACCACCACCGCCGCCAGTATTCGCAGTACCAGCAGCACCGCCAGCAGTTGTTCCAGCAGTGCCACCACCACCAGAACCACCTGTTCCGTATGTGCCGGGTGGGAATAAAGCACCGCCACCGCCACCAGCATAAGTTACAGACGAGCCAGAGATACTTGATGAAGTTCCTGCGCCACCGTTACCACCAGCACTTGTTGTTCCATTTCCTCCAACAGCACTAGCCCCACCACCGCCGCCGCAGCCGTACTGCCCACTATTGAATCCAGTCCCACCGTTGTTGCCTTGTGATGGTGAAGTGCTAGGCGTGTTACCTGTTCCAGCAGTTCCAGATGCTCTAGCGCCGCCACCAGAACCGCCATTTCCTCCGTTTCCATATCCACCACCACCACCGCCATTTGCAGTGATTGTAGAAAAAACAGAATTCCCACCAGATGAGCCGTTTGCTTGATAACCGCCACTGCCGCCAGCGCCAACAGTAATTGTGTACTCAGTGCCAGCAGTTACACTTAATGCTGTGCCGGTTCTAAAACCACCAGCGCCACCGCCAGCACCACCAGCATTACCACCTCCGTCAGCAGAGCCGCCACCACCACCAGCAACAACAAGGTACTCAACCTCTGTCACTCCAGTAGGGCAAGTCCAAGTGCCAGATGCAGTAAACGTCTGAACTACGTTAAACGTGCCGCCGCCAGCTAACGCTCTGCCCAACAGCATTGCCATGATTCCACTCATGTCAGCCCCTTAACTGACGTTGCCAGAGACAACGCAGACTGTGCCGCTGATAAACAAGATCGTCGCAACGCCCCTAGTTGCCAGCGTCATCGTGTCCTTATCCGTGTTTGTTCCAGCGATGTAAGCCGTGGTGATCGAGCAGGTGATGGTGATGTTGCCTGTGGTGTTGTTGAAGATCGAGATCACATCACCGGCAGCAAATGTGCTGTTCGGAATCGTGATCGACCCGCTGGTACCAACGCCGACAAACTTACCAACGTCTGTTGTTGCCAACGAATATGAAGTCGTCTTGTCCGATCCAGACTGCGGGATGTTTCTGTAACCGACAGAGTTCGTGCCATCTGCTGTGCAGTTAGTTAGCGTTCCAGAACTGGGAGTACCCAAAGCGCCGCCGGGAGCAACGTAATCAGTGCCAGCAGTAGCAGCAGCAATTACACCTGACGTGGCTTTTAATACGCCGGTAGTCGTAGCACGTTTAATCGTCTTGCCGCCAGTACCAGAGAACAGGGCAATCTCGTTATCTACCGAACTTGCTTGGCCGGTAACGTCGCCAGTGCCAGTGTCGCCCTTTGATGCAAGCAAAAGCCAGTATGCAGTCTGTGTATCAGGTTGCTGGTTTGTGCTGGCTTGAATTGCTAGATAGCTGCTGCCATTGGTGTAACTGACTACATCATTGGTGACATAGCTGGCACCGCTTGACCAAGCGCCGCGAGGGGTGAAGCCAACAGCAACTGGTGCCGCGCTGCCTTCGTAAGCAGAGTACAAGCAGACAATAGTTGAGCCTGCAGAGGCACTAGCAATGATCTTGTCGCCTGCATTCAGGTTGATCGGTTTAGGCCAAGTGAATGCCGTGTTAGCCGCAACAGCCTGACCGCTAATGATCGTGGTTGTTGCTGCGGTACTTTGGATATACACCTTGACCGTGATGGTCGCAGAGCTTCCTGTTCCATTGGCAAAGACTAGGCCGTGTACCGATGCCTCAATAGTTGCAGGACAAGTGTAAAGGTCGGTGTCTGTAGTACCGACTGCAATTGGTCTTCCTTTTAGTGCCATGATTAACTCCCGAAAACGAGTGCCATTGCCACAGGGTCGGGAATGGCTGAGACAGATGCAGCGGTTGCAGGGGTAAAGCCGAGTGCGGTAGTAACGTCCGTGCTAGTTAGTGTTACCGCACCAGCTCTAGTGTTAAAGCTAGTCACGGCACCAGACACGCTGAACGCTGCCTGATCCCAAGCAGAGCCTGTCCACACATAAAGTTGATTTGCTGTCGTGCTCCAATAAATCGCACCGGTCAACAGCGCGTTGCCGTCGTTGTCAACGCTAGGCGCAGAAGACTTAGCGCCAAGGTAGCGATCATCAAAGGCATCGAAGCTGGCAGCAGCATTCGTCGCTGCGGTGCTGGCAGTGCTGGCTGAACTCGCTGCATTGCTTGCCGAGGTAGCAGCATTCGATGCGCTGGTCGCTGCGGCAGATGCGCTACTAGCAGCATTCGTCGCCTGCGTTGTCGCAGTGCTTGCGCTGTTCGCTGCATTTGTTGCGCTTGTCGATGCGTTGCTGGCCGATGTGCTGGCAGTGCTTGCGCTGTTCGATGCGTTGGTCGCAGCCGTGCTGGCGGTCGACGCAGACGAAGCTGCAGCTGTAGCCGAGTTGCTGGCATTGGTGGCTGCAGTGCTGGCCGTGGTCGCGCTGTTGCTGGCGTTCGTCGCCGAGGTGCTCGCGGTGCTTGCCGAGCTCGCCGCATTGGTAGCACTGGTCGAAGCGTTGGAAGCAGAAGTTGATGCAGAACTTGCAGAGCTCGACGCATTGCTGGCAGATGTCGAGGCCGCCGATGCGCTTGAGGCCGCAGCCGACGCGCTTGAAGCCGCCGCAGCCGCAGATGCACCAGCCGCTGCAGCGTCAACAATCAAAGCCCACTTCGCGCTGTCAGCATTGCTGCTGATCGGCGTGGTGCCGGTCGATGTATGCGCGGTCACGCAGATGTAGACGTTGCTGTTGCTCGCGTCCTTGACGATGTCGCGCAGCGCATAAGCAGTGCTGGCAGCCCAGTTGCCGCGCCAGGTGCCAATGGTGTCACCGATGATTGGGTTGCCAACGGAGTCAAACGCCAGCGTCTTGTTCGCCCGCACCGATGCCCTGGGCAGCGTCATGTTGATCGTGGTCGGGTCGGTCTGCGGTGCCTGCATCGCACGCGCCAGACCCTCGGCATTCTGCTGCGCGAAGATGGTCTGCTGGTCGAGCTCGTCGTTCAGCGTGTTGGCAAAGAAGTCGCCGCCCGTCACAAAGTCGCTGGTGCGCTGGATGCTGCGGTTGCCGACGATGGCGATCTGGGTCGCACCGGTTGGGGCAGCTGTGAGCGTGATCGACCCGGTGCCGTTGGTGTTGATCGTCACCGTGTAGTCGGTGGTCAGCGTCAGCAGCGTGTCGTCCCGGTAAACCGCAATGTCGGTCGCCGCCAGGATCTCAAACGTGAAGGCATACGGGCCTGTGCCGGACGCGGCAAAGACCACACGCCTTGCAACATTGTTAATTGGTACGCCCATATATCAACCCCTTCTTTTGAAAATTGTACTACTTGCCGTAAGTGTCGGAAATCGTTCGATTCCTACGCATTTTCGCGCCAAGTTCTGGGAACTCGATCCTGATGTCCGGGGTGCCGTCTGGGTTCTTTAGCCCAATATCAACAGGCTCGCCGTCAGCGTCGCCGACCATCCGCTGCTTTGCCAGGTCGCGGTACGTCGATACCAGATTACTAATCAATGCCTGCTTCCTGCCGCGTGACGACGGTGTGCCGGTTACTTCAGAATCAATCGCGTCCTGCTTGATCTCGTAAATGATCCGCTGCTCAAGATTCATGTCGTTGTCGAGGATCTCTTGACCATACAATTTCTTGAAACGGTTGATCTGCCCTGAAGACATTCTCACTCCGTCCCATGTTTCCGACGGGTTGGCAATGCCGAAATTCAGGCTGGCCAGGATTTCGTCAGCCTCAGAGAATTTGCCTTCCTGTGCTTGAATGATCGGCGACCAATTCAGCCAGTAATTAAGGCCACGGTTGCGAACCTTGCTTTCGCGCCCCAAGTTGTCCAGCAGCGGCGGCACGTTTTCCGACAGGCCTGGAATGCGGGACATGACACGCTGCTTGGCCTCATAGAAAGCCCGCAGACCGGCTGGCGTGTCCATCTCTGGCGACTTGGTGTTTGACCTGGTCGGATTGACCATCCGCTCGATGTGCGCCATCAGCGTGCTGTTCGTCATGCCAACACCTGGCGTGCCGGTGTACACAAAGTTCGCGTACTGTTTGGCGAGCGCGTCAAAGGTCTGCACGATCTTCTCGCCGGTATCGGTCGAGCGGGATCTGGCAATCTGCAGCAGTTCGCCGACACCCTGCATCAGCGGCAGGTTGCTCATGTACTCACCGACCGCAGTCATGCTGGCCATTGCCATGACCTCAAAATCTGAGCGGTCTGGGTGACGGTCAAACTTGCTTGCATCGCCCATGTCAGAGCCCATTGCAAACAGCATGGAAATTGGGTCGAAGCGGGCATACGACACATAAACCTTGTCGGGGCCGACGGCCACCTTAGTGATGCCGCGCAGGCGATCAAGGTTTGCTTCGCTAATCTCGCCCTTGTCAAACACAAGCGAATGCGGTTGCCAGCCCAAGGCCTCCAGCGCCTTGCGATCCTCGGTCTGCGACGGGCCTGAGCCGGTAATGCGGTTGTCAAGGTTCAGTAATGCAGCGCTAGTAATGGCGGTGCCGCCCATCGCCAGTCTGGCAATTGCAACATCACGATGTCTGCCGCCTTTGCTCCACAAGTCATAGAAACGGGGGGACAAGGTATTGAGCAATGGGATGTAACTTGATCCTTCGATGAACAGGTTTTGCACTGTCTTGGCAAACGGCACGATGACTTTTGCTGGAGGCAAATTCAGGATCTTGTTGCTCCAGTAGTAAGTCTCGCCAAGCGCACCTTCGCGCTCAATGTTCTCGGTCAGGGTGATCATGCGCCGGAAGCCATCGATGCTTTCCTGCATCGAGCGCGGGCGCTCTGTCAGAAACTGCTCCAGCTTTGCCGTGACTTCAGTCCTTGCTCCATCCGGCGACATGCCTTCAGCAATTAGACGGTCGTATTCTTTGTTTGCAAAACGCCAGCCTTCTTCATGCAGCTGGTAGCGGGCAGCGATGCCGCCAACAAATTCATCGGCAGCAGCGATTGGCTTGAAGCTCAGAATATCTTGCACGAAGCCAATGCCGTCGATGCCGCGCCCCAGCCATGTGTCGCGCAGATCCGGCGTGCGATAGACCTCTTTGCCAAACATGCGGATCGGCGTGTCGGACAAATACTCTGAACTCAGCGGATTCATTACCCGGCCTGATTCAGATACCTTCGATTCGCCGCCGCGCTTGATCGCTTCCTTGGCAAGTTCCCATCCGTCGAGAATGCCGTTCTTGACACCAGACAGGCCAGCCATGATGTCATCGAACTGGTAGCGGTCTGGGTTCGCGTCAGGGAACAATTGGCGAACCTTGCCGATTGGAACGGCCAGCGTTCTTTCAATCGGCTGCAAAGATCCAAACACCGAACTGCCAGACAAGTTGTAGGCGTGCGTCTGCGGGTCGTTCAGCAGGTTGGCCTGGTAGGTATGAAACCAGATGTCGCGCAGCTTTGCGCCCAGCCCAGCCTCGACCAAACGGTTCTTGCCTGCGCGTGTCGGCGTGCTGATGTAGTCCTGCGCCAACTCAAACAGCACTTTGTCGCTTTGGTTCGCTCCGAGCTCGTCCAGCGCAGCGCGGATGTCCTTGGTGTTCAGGCCTGGCCCCTTGTCTTTTACGCGCTTGAACACGTTCAGCGAGCGAGCAACGTCGGTCTGGATGCCTTTGAGTTGGTCAACGATGATTTTGTGCTGCGCCAGCTTCAGCCGCAGATCCAGCTTGCCTGCATCGTCCAGTTGACCTGCAGCCATCTTGGCAAACAGGCCATCCAGCATCTTTGCGCTTTCGTCGTGCGCGACAACAGCACCAGCCAGTTGCTTGGCAAGCTGGCTACCGCCGACGGTGGCTTCCATGCTTTCGCCAGCAAGCGCACGCTGCAAGAACTGTTCAGGCACACCAGCATTGATCGCCCGCATGGTTATGGAGCGAATCGACATGCTGGGATCTTGCTTGGCAGCAGACTCACCGGCAGCGCGGATTGTCGCCGCCAAACCGTCGTTGTCAGTCCATGCGCTGGAGATCGGTGTTTCTGGAGGCTTTGCCTGCGCCTCGCCAGCGGCAATCATGCGCTCGCGCTCTGCCGCAATCTTGTTTGCCTCGCTGATGTCGACCGGTCGAGGCTTTGGTGCCGGTGGCTTTGGTTGTGCTGGGGCGACCGGTGGGGGCGATGGATTGACCACGCCAGGCGGCGCTGGCGGGCGCGGCCCCCTGATTACGTCGTCAAGCAGGCTTGGTTCTTTGGCTGCGCGTGCGCCTTTCCTCGTAAGCGGCTCAAGGATCTCGCGGGTAAGTTTGCTGCCAACTCCGGCAACCTGGATTGTTTCTGGAGCCGCCTGCTCATTCGTTACTTCCATGTCAGGCAGTTCTGGCTGCGTTATGTCATTGGCACGCAGCAGCTGGTCAAGGCGCGGATTTTGATCGATGGCCATCATTGAGCTCCTGATCCAGGAGCTCTGCGGCCCCCAGTTACTTGTTGGGGGAGGGCGCTGCTTTGTTGCGTTCCTTCTCGCGCTCCAGAACCGTCGCGTTCAGGCTGTCGCACAACTCCTGACCGATCTTGGCCGCTATGCTGTTTGGGTCGATAGTCCTGAAGCGTTCCGGTATAGACGGATTCACTGATTCGACCAGCTTGGTACTCTTGTCTAAGGATTTCATAAAGTTTTTCCTCAATCTCATTGTAGTCAAATTTTGGAATGTTTGCCACAGGGACAAGGTTTGCCCCGCCTTTGCCAAGAGTGTTATCAATTCCGACAACGTCTACATTTGGATTATTTGCATACATATCGGCCAACTTATCAATATTGCTACGAGCGCTTGGGTGCTGGCTCGCAAAAACTTCTAGCGGAACTGTTCGTCCACTGCCTAATTCAGCTTCTTGTCGCATAGCACGCTCAAGCACACCGTAAAAAGCCTCAATTGGATCGCGGGCGGTATAAGCAATTACAACTTCACGCCCAGCTTTTAAAGCTCTCTCTACTTTGTTTTGGGCTGTTTTTAAATTAGCAAGTGTTGTGTCATAAACAATTTCTGATTTTCCCGAAATGTTGCCCATTTTTTTGCGGCCAGAGGATTTCCCAGAGCCGCCGCCGCCGCCAAGAATTAGCACGCGAGAATCCAAACCTTGTGGTGTTGGTTTAGATAGTTTTTGCTCAAATACTCGCTCAACAAAATCACTTGCTGGATCTTGTACGGCAGATGCTAAAGATCGATTCTTCCGGTAGTCTAAAGACAATTCTCTGGCATCATCAGTATTTAAAATGCGACCGCCCTCCGTGCCATCAAGTTTTGAGTATTGCTTAACTAAGTTTTCAAAATTTTGATCAAGTTGATCTATAAATGTTTGCCTTGCTTTATTTGCAGTTGATTGCGTTATTTTTTTTATACCAGTCTTGACGCCTTTGGCAGCAGTCTTCAAACCTTGAGCAGCTGGCAGCACATCAAACGCAGCCAGCTTTGCGTCTTCAGACAGCTGCATTGTCTGACCCTTGCCCGTCACTATCGGCTTGCCTTCAGCCGGTGCCTGCAGAACCTTTGGCGTGCCTTGCCATTCAGGTTCACCCATCACAGATCTGCTGCCTGACTTGGCGCTGCCGACAAAGGGCATCAGGTCAGCCAGGCTGATCTCACCAATGCCTGGCACATCGACTTGCCCGAGGCTGTCAACAAACCTGCCGATCTGCTCAAGGGTCACGCCAGCTGTCTGCAGCGCAGATTGCAGCCTGGTCGGTTGTACAGCGCGGATTTCGCCGTAACCTTGCGGTGCGTCGGTGCGCGTGGCGCTGGGGCCAGCCGCCAGCTGCAACCCCTCAAGCGACTGCTCGTCCGGCGGCGCTGACGGGTAGTCGCGCTGCAGCGTGTAATCAATGTATGCAGTGTCGAAGTCTTTAATCATAGTGCGTTCAATTTCCGGCGCTGCTCTTCAATTGCAGCAAGCGATTGACGGATTGCATCGAGATCCTCGCTGCGCAGACCAAGGCGATCTTTGTCTCTGGCGATGTCTTCGTATCTGGTTTCCTCGGTAAATGTGATGCCTGTCTTTCGTATGTTGCCGCCAGCACCGTAGGAGGTATTCAAATCTTTGAGCCTGCTTTCGATAGCTTTTGCAGGAACAGACTCGCGCCGTTCTTTGAGAACTCTGTCTCTGATCTGACTTCTGCTCGGTGGCGATTTGCCTTCTGCGTTTGCTTTGTCCGTTTCCTCTTTCAACAGCTTGTCGAACCTTGTTTGCATTCCGATCAGAGCGTCGGTCTGCTTTGCTGTCAGGTTGGTCTGACCAGTGACAATCTTCGACTCAAGCTGGAACGATCTGTCTATATCGCGCTGCTCCTCATTGTTGCGGCTGATGTAGAACGGCAGCACGTTTTCGCTTAAGCGCTTGTAACCAATGCCAAGCTGGACAGCGCGTTTTTCAATTGACTCAGGGCTGTTGTGCAGTCCTTTCATGATTTCTTTCTTCAGCACAAACTCAGCCTGTGGGTTTCCTTGCTCGCCCTGCTGCAGTTTCTTCGGCATGTCAAACACCGCTTCTGGCGTGATCGCTTTGGGGTCAAGGATAGACAGTGACTGCAAATCTTTAAGCGCCTGCTTGTCACGACCGCCGCTGTTGAGATAACGGCTTGTCAACGCTGCAGCCTGGATAACGCGGGTTTCGTGCATTTCCTTGTCGTCGCGCTGCTTGGCTTCCACGCGCTGGCTGACGATGTCACGCAGTGCGCTCCTGACCTTTGCCTGCTGATCGAAAGGCATGTTTGCCCAGACGCTGGTCATCTTCCCAGCATCGTTCTTATCGAGCCTTGCGATTGCTTTTGTCGGATCGCTGGCAAAGTCTGGCGATGAAACGTATTTGGCGACAGCGCCAAACAAACCATCTTCAATTGACTTTTCCACACGCTTGCTGACGGCTTCTGCTTTGGCCGCATCACCTAGCACCACAGCTTCGTCGGTAACGGTTTTGCGAAATGTCTGTGCGTAGTAGGGTGTCAACTCTGGATTCTGAAAAACATTCGCCTCAAACAATTGCGACTGCGTAACAAAATCGCCATCTATTTTGATCAGCCTGCGTTCTTTGTCTGCTTTAAGCGCTTTCTCTCTGGCCGCATCGATGACGGTTTTGCCATGCACGATCATGTTTGCGCGAAACTTCAGCGCAGCTTCGCCATCGATCTTGGCCAAAGACTGCGCATACCCTTCAGTCATCGAAGCGATTTCATCCTGAATTTTTTGGGGATCGACCTGTTCTTTCTCCACCCTTGCCAGCAAGGATGCAATCTTTTCCCGCCCCTCAATTTCAAAGTGGCTGGAAAACTCAAAGCTGCGAGCTTTGCGAACTGCTTTGTCGTAGAAGCTCAAATTGCCCGAGGGAATGATGTTCGATAAGTCGCCGTTCTGAGCCATTGCAAAGTCAGCTGGTGTCAGCGGTCTATTCGCAACGTCACGCAGCGCTTCTTGCTGGCGCAGTTCCCCCGCAACCACATTGACGGTGGAACCCATGCGATCCAGCACTTGAGCATAGGCCTGCGAGCCAGCAGCTTGTTGGCGCGCTGCGGTCATGTAGTCGACCTGGCGGTCGACCACGCGCTCCATCGGCACGCCAGTTACCGGTCGAAGCTGGATCTGTCCTGATTGCAGTCTGGTCGCCATGTTTTATCCCAATGTCTGTGGTGCTTTTTCTGATGGCTTCTTCTCGCCATAGATAGTCTTGTACGCATCGATGCCGCCCTGGATCAGCGTTGCATTCGCCAGCAGACCACCGGTCTGACGGGCTGCCGCGCCAGCCTGCTGGTACTGACCGGATTGCTGACGGGCAGAGAACAGGTTCAGCGTGTTCTGCAGTTCAGCCGATTGCATCATCGCGGTCGCATCCTCAAAGCCAAGCACTCGGGCGGTCAGAGCGTTCAGGTCTGCAATGCCGACATCGAACATCACTTCCTGCACGTTCTCGCGCTGGATACCAGCAGCCGACCCGCCTGCGTAGTCGATGCCAGCCGCAGCTGCTCGCGCACGGACGGTGGCGTTTGTTGCTCGCAAGTTCTTTAGCAGCGTGTTGCCAGCGATCTCGTAATTCCTCGCCTCTATCTCTGCTCGCTTAAGCAGGCGGCCAGCCTGGATCTGGGCGTACTCCTGCGAATACTGCGCATTGACCTCGGCCACAGCCAAAGTGTTGCGTGCCTGCAACAGATAGCCTGTCTGCTGTTGGATAGCCGCAGCCTGCTGCGCTTGGGCTTGCCCATACGCGGCGATGAATCCTGCGATGCCTACTGCTTGTCCTGGTTCGATCATTGTCATGTCCCTGAATAAACGGCCACGCGGTAGTCAAGGCCAAGCAAGTTCATCGCCAGCGGCAAGGTCTGCGACACCTCAATTGACTGCTCGCGGTTGTAGCCCAGCACACCGTTGACCCGCTTGATGCCGGTGAACGTCGGCACCGGCTCATCCAGCAGCGGGTTGTCCATTAGCCTAAATGCCACCTCGTTATTGTTTAGGATGCAATGCTGGGTGTCCTCGAGCACCGCGCTGATCTCGACAATCCGCTTCTTGAAGCTGACGCGGCTGCCGGTCTGCAGCTTGATCTCGACGGGCATGGTCTTGACGTACACGGTGACAGGCAGGCCGACCTCGTAACTGGTGGTCGATTCGCGGTCGAACGTCACCGCGCCGCCTGCGCTGACAGTCTCGTTCGACTGCGGCACGCCGTCGGTGATCACGTTGAGCGCTTTGCCGATATGAGGCAGGCCAGAGCCGACACCACCAGCAGAGCCGCCCGTAAATGCGCAATCGGTATACACATCGTCCCTGAACTGCTCAATAAAGTACCGAGTCGTGCCGTTGAACACGCGCTTGGTCACGCAATAGATCTGCGTCACGTCCACGCCGACATCGATGAATTCACCGTCCGTGGTGAACTCAGACGGCGCGGTGATCTGCTGGCTGCGCATGATGGAGAACACTGCCATCGTGCCGTCAGTGGTGTTAGTCATCAGCAGCAGGTCAGCTTCCTCGGTGCTGGATGCGCGGCGCAGGGCAATCCGTTGCGGGGCTTTCAGCAAGTGACCGGACAGCAGCGAGATCCGCTGTGTGATGTAGGTCAGCTGGGTGTCAGAGAACACGAACTCGTTGAGCGACTTGCCCTGGCGCTGGATATAGACCGAGCCAGATTCCACCGACTGCACGCGAGTGCCAGGCTTGATGCCGTTGCGCGACACGTTCTTGAACGTGAAGGTCAGCGGGGTGATCGGATCGGTTCCCTGCTGCGGCACATAGAATTCACCGCCCGTGGTGAAGACCTGGAAGTCACGGGCGCTGATGATGTCGGTGATGACGTTGAGCTCGTTGGTGTCAAGCGTCGCCTCAACAGCGTCATCGTCCAAAGATTCATTTGGCACAAAATCAAAGAACAAGCCAATTTTGCTGCCCCAGACCGTGGACGGACGCGACTTGCTGCCGCCAAAATACAGCCGGCCTTCGTGGAAAGTGACCGAGCGTGGCCATCCCTTGGTGCTTGACCACACATCTTCGTAGCCGGTTTCGAGTTCCCAACTCCCACTTGCTAAAGCGGTGGTATTAAAGAACGGATACTCAGTAATACCTTCAACCACTGTTGAGCTAACAAAACGGACAATCTTCACCCTTCCTTGCGGCGTTCCGTTGATGTACTGATTGACATGGCCGCTGTTAAAAGTAGCTGCGCCAGCGGTTAATGTAATGTTCCCAGACACGGCTGAAGGCGTCAGCGTTGTCGTCGGGTTGCTGTAAGCAACAGTAAATGCGTATTTCGGGATCGAGTCAAACGTAATGGTTGACACCGTCCAGCTTGCGTCGTTTGCTCCGCGCACGATCTTGACCGGCTGCAAGTCTGGATGCACGACGATCAAGGTGTCGGCAGACTGCGTCCAGCACATGTCGTCGACAATACTTGAGCCAATAGTCGTGGTCAGGTAGTTGTTGCCAGTGCTGTTGATGTTGGCCACCACCGCGCCGTTCTTGATCACATACATGCGGTTGTGCGTGAAGCAGAGCATGTACGAATCGTCGACCGAGAACTGGAACGGCACCAAGCGCACGCCGTTGCCTGCAGACGCGGTGCTGGTGTTGGGTAGCTCGAGAATGTGCTTGGTGCCAGGGCGGCGACGCAGGCCACCTTGTGGCTGGATCAAGACGTTGGTGGCCTTGGCCAATGCGTTTGCGTATGACTGCAAGTCCACGCGAGCTCGCAGCAGCGGGTCGAGTTCCCCGGTGCTGAAGTTGGTGGTGAAGTCAACGAAGCGCGGCATCAGTTCCTCACGGCAATCAGCGTGTAATCGTCCATGATGCGGCTGGGCTGACCCTGCGCATCGATCTGCGTCGCGGTGCGGAAGAAGCCGCCACGACCGTTTTCAGCCGGGTCGCCGACAGCCTTGCGCTCCCAGCGCAGCGCCTTGTCCTGCTGCTCGGTGATCGGCTCTGCGATGTGCCAGGCGACCATGTACTTCATCAGCTGGACGAAATAGGGTGGCCATGCGTACTCGGACAGGCTGTACTGGTAGTCGATGAAGACCTGTTCCAGATTGGTCAGCAGCTGGTCGCCCTGGATTTCAAAATCTTTACGCACCGGAGCACCCACCGCAGCAGTGTCATAGACGGCACGCGGGCCAGCCAGCCGGTCACCAGGCAACTGGTAGGCATAGCGCCAGACGCTTCCCGGCGCTGTCAGCAGGCGGGCAAGCTGGATCTTCTTCGTGTTGAAACTCCACGGGTACATAACCAGCGTTGAGTCGCGGATGTCTGGGTATAGACGGTCGCAGACAGAGCTCTCGTCGGTTCCATCGTTGAACGATGTGATCGCCTTAGAGCCCACCATCAGCAGAGCGTCTGAGCAAATTGTGATGCCGGTATCGCCAGCTGCCAAAGTCGTTCTCCCTACATGTAATAAAGGCCAGCCACCGGTTTCCCAGCAGCTGGCCTTGTTGCACTACTACCGGTTAATCGGTATTGGTGCCGGTGTTGACAGCCTGTGCGTCTGCCACGTCCACCACGCCAGCTGCCGAGATCGACAGCACGACATGGAAGCCAGCCGTAGATACGGAGCCGGAACTTGTGGTCACGCGATAGATCAGATCGCCAACTTTTAGCAGCGATGCGACGGAGTTGAAGTAACCGCTGGAGTCAACCGTAGCGGCACTATCGGTGGTGGTGTAAGTCCACATCTGCGGAGCATTGCCCGCTTTGGACTGACCACCTGCGGCATTCAAGCCTGCGGAATCAAAAGCCATGATTCAGCCCTCCCTTTAAGCTGCAGCCGCAGTGTCGCGGGCAGTGATCTTGACGATACCCTCGGAATCGATAGCAACCGAACCCGCCGAGAACAGAGCGTTGACCAGCCAGCTGGTCTTCTCGGGGATGTAGTTGATCTCGGTGCGAGGAGCGATGCCTTCTGCGTAGCCGATAGCGTCGCGGTGGAAAGCAAACAAAGTGCGATCCGACGAACCATCGATTGGCAGGCCGCCTTCGGAACGGTCGCCCAGGACGTGGAAGGTGAAGCCCATGAACTGGTTGATCTCACCCTGAACCAGCGCCTTGACGGTGTTGAAGTCAGACGACGTTACCGATGTCTGCTCAAGCATCGATGCGAGCGAATTGGCGTGGATGATGATGTTGCGACCTTCGGCTGGCACGTTCTTGGTGTTCAAGATCTTTGCAGCCTCGCGCAGCTTGGCGATGTTCATGTTGGTGTTCGCGCCACCAATGCTGTTTGCCACGGTGCCGGTGCTGGTTGCAGCATTCAGCGCGTCGAGAATCAGCTGATCCTGACGACGACCGATAGCAGCGCCGACAACTTGGGCGAGCTCGGAGCGCTCGTCGAAGTTGACCTTCTGCTGCGAAAAGATGTCCGAATACTCGGCGGCGTTCCAGTCCGACAGCGTGCAGGTCACGGTCGAGAAGCCGACGTTCATCGGGGTGACATCAGTCTGGGTCACGCGGGCAGTTGCCACGCCACGACCGACTTTGGGGAATTTAACGGTAGAGCCTTCGACACCACGACGCTGACGCACAGCGCCCACCAGCATTGCCTTGCCCTGGTAAGCCTGTTTGACCTCTGCGTCGAACAGTGTCACGAAGGCATTGCTCAGAGAGATAGCCATGTGAACCTCGTTCGGTTAAGTGATCAGGGTTTTGCGCGTCGGTGAGCCGCTGGGTGCGGGCCTTTGCTTGCTGCTTGCGGCAGCCACTCGTCAGCTTCTCGCTGCGGTCAGGGTCGGGGAAACCCGGTGGGCCTTGTCGCGGATTCTATGTCGGTGTGACCAAAATGCAACATGTCCGATTGCTGAATGGACAAAAAAGCCCCGGCGCGAAGCCGGGGCAAAGGGGGCGGCAATGGCAGGCCGCCTGCGAGAGATCGTTACTTCACAAACTGCTGGAACATCTTTTCGACCTTCTGACGGTAGGCCGGGTCTTTGTTGTACCGCTCGTCGGCCACCATCGCATACAGATCGTCTTTAGACGGTGCGCCTTCCATTGGGGCAGTCTCAATCGGCATCCTGCCCTCATAGGTTTCGCGCAGCTTCATCAAGGCGCTCATGCCTTTGGCGGTGCCGCCCCAGATCTTGAATTCCTCAAAGTCATCCGGCGACCAGATGCCCTTGTTGACCATGCCACGCGCCCAATCGACCATGCCGTTGATGATCGCGCCGCCGTTCGGCCCCAGCGCCTCGAGCTCCCTCTGCGGGTCAATGGTTTCAGTCGACATCAGTTCCTGCGCCTGCGTCTTCAGCTTGGTGACCAGGTCGTCGAACTGAGCCTGCGACAACTGGTTTTCCTTCGCCCAGCCCAGCAGGGTGTTGGCCATCGGGTTTTCGGAGGCATCCTCGCCCCAGCTGCTGGTGTCGTAGTTGCCGCCATCGGGTGCCTTGTGCTTGCCTTGGCTAATCTGCTTGCGCAGGTCAGACCACGACTTGCTCATGGCCTCCAAGTTGGCTTCGCCCTTGTCTGCATCCCAGAAGTTGTCCGGCAGATACTCTGGCTTGACCTTGGGTGCGCCGGTTTCGGATGCCGCGCCGGTTGGTGTTTGCGGCACTTGATGGTCGATGGCGACCGCATCCTTGGTTTCAGGTTTGGAGTCGTTTTGAATTCCCACGTTGTCGAGTAGGCCGGTGCTACCGGGCTCGACAGTTGCAGTTTCGCTCATAGGTTCCTTGCTTGGTTGATCCGCGCCTCAATGTCCCGCACCACCGTCCTTTGCCCTTCGGCAAAGTAGGCGTGTGAGGAGTCCGTACCCGGCACGGCGACAGGTACGTCCACATACATTTCCTTGAGCCACTGCAGCAGCTTCTGCCCGTCCTCGTCGCCAAAGACGCGCAGCATCAGCCTGGCTAAGTCCTCGCGCTGCTGGGTGACTTCCCGAATGTCAGGCGTGTCATCCATGCGCTCCAAGTCTTCCCATGTCATGGCAGCGGCACCGGTTTGTCGTTCTGGTCTGCGAACGGCGAGCGACCCGCATTGATCCTGCCGACCGCATGTTCAACAGCCTTGTCGATGATCGTGGGCGGCATCTTGCTCATAAAGTTTTTCGCCTTGGGATCGTTCTTCAGCAGGTAGTCCATCTCCTGCTTGGTCAGCGTCGGCACGATCAGCGGCACCTGTGTTTCTTTGCCATTCAATCCCACGCCGATGCTGATCTCGGTCATGACGTTGCCGTCAGGACGCTTGATCTCGCCAAAGAATCCAGATCCCTTCTTGGTGCCGTCTGGCCGGTTGCCGTAGTCCATCACGCCGCTCCTTCGGGTGCGGGCAGGGCGGGCTGGCCTTGCTGCATAGCCGCCATCTGCATTGCCATTGCCTGCTGCTGCTGGGCTTGCGCCTCCTCCATAAGCAGGCTGCGTTCGGTTGCGTCGTTCCTGACGGCGGCAGGCACACCCATCTTGTCTGCGATGTAGTCCACCACCTGGTCGTTCTTGAGCGCCAGCTGGCCGTCTGCGCCAAACTGGCCGGTCGCCATCAGCTGCGCGTATTGAAGGATTGCGTTGACTTCCTCCATGTTCTGCGCCATTGCCAGCGGTGCGACCGGGGTCACCTTCACGTCCAGACCGTTGACGCGCAGCGGCATGTCGATCAGGCCGCGCTCGTCCATGACCTCAAGGATCTTAGCCACCAGCGGAATCATGGTTTCGTTGATCAGGCGGCCAAATGCAGAGCCGAGGTTCTGCGCCAGTTCCTTCATGCGCTCAACAATTTCGGTGGCTGACCGTGCCGACATGTTCTCTGGCGGCAGCGACTCATCGAGCAAGATTCGCTTGATGCTCGCGGTCAGGTCGTTGATGACTAGCTGGCTGACGTTGAAGTCGCCGGAGCGGGGCAGGGCTTGCAGGGCTGGGCCTTGCGGGCCACCGTTGCGGGCGACCGGGATGATGGCACCAGGTGCGATCTTGACCGTGTTCGGGTTCAGCACACCGTCGTCTGCAGCCGTGTACACGCCAGCGACTGCCAGGCTGGCGTTCTTCAGCAGCAGTTCCTTGGTCTTGTTCAGCGTCTTGATGTCGGGCAGGGCAGTGATCAGCGGGCCGCGACCGTAGATTTCGCCAGCCACTTTCATGTAGCGGCTGATCACCCAGGGGCTGGTTTTGCGACGGCGGTAGACCAGTTCCTCTTTGCCTTCTTTCCAGATGACGTGGTAGCAGTAGTCGCCGCGCTTGGCATCAAAAATGGTCGCCTCGACGAGCTCGATGTCGTCGGAGGGTTTGTCGTCGATCTTGCGCTGCAGGTTGGGCGAGATCTTCGCGTCAGGCCACTGGCGCTGGATGCTTTCGCCCTTCATCCTCATGCGGCGATAGACGTTGTCGACCTGCCCGTTTGCGCCTTCCTCATAGCAGACCAGGAACAGCGGCACCGGAATGAAGTTGATCGGGTTCACGTCGTCGCCAGGCTGCACCATCATGCAGGCAGTGCCGACCGCCAGATCCAACAAGTATTCGCCAATGGCGATGTCGAAGTTGCTCTGCTTTAAGACGGCAAACATCTTCTCCACGTATGCGTCGAGAATGACCTGCGCCTTGGGCTTTAACTCAACGGGGATGGCAGAGCCCGGTTCCAGCCGCGCCCACTTGCGCTGTGGCGGGAACACCACCGACTGCAGCCTGTTCGCAAACCTTTGGGTGCTATTGATTGCTGTACTGTCGAACACCCGCTGCATCTTTTTCATGCCGGTGGCGCCACCCTCCCAAACGCCATACAGCTGACGCTGGGGCAGGGCGAACTCGTAGGCATCCTGATAGAGCGTTTGAAACTCGTCCTTCTTGCGTTGGGCGAGCTCATGCCGCTTCATGATTTCATCTGGCTTCAGGCGCTTGCCGCCAACCGGGGTTTTGTATTCCATCTCAGTCGTCCTTTTCCAACTTGTACTTTTCCAGCAGGTTGCGGCCTTTCGCCGCCAGCCTTGCAGCTGCGCCTCTGGTGCGCGGCACCGGCTCCCCCCATGCGTTTGCTGCTAGTGCCAGCCTGGTCGGATCGCCGTCGTCGTCGACTAGCGGGCCGCTTGGGTTCGTATAGAAGCGAGTCAGGAAAGACCCCTTGCGCCGCGCACGGTCGCCGCTCGGGTTGCTGTCCTTGACACCAGGCTGCAGGTTTCCGCTCTCACCAGATCGCTCAAACTTGCGCCGCCCAGCCTCAGTCAGCCCACCCTCGGGGTCTTTGTACTTGCTCACTTGCCGCCCTTTGCCGCAATCATGTTGTCTATTAAGTTGGGATATGGGCGACCTGCCTTCTGCGCCCTGCGCATAGCGTTGCGCTTTTCTGCGTCAGACAGCTTCTGCGGTTTGCCCAGATCCTTTGGGCGCGGCTTGTCCCAGACTTCTTTCATGCTGTTGCCCCTTTCGTCAGCCCGCGCTTACGCTTGGCGCGTTCCTGTTCGGACAGGGCGATGGCAATCGCTTGGTCGCGGCTTTTCACCTTCTCGCCGGAGCTCGACTTCAACGTGCCAGCCTTGTACTCACGCATGACTTTCTGAACCTTATCCATCACGCATCCTTCAATAATGGTCTTGATGCTCTGCGGCCAACGGCAGCCAGACGCGCATTTCTGCGTTCGCCTGTCTCGCGCTGGAACTCGGTCTGCAGCTGCTGCCGCTTTTGCTGGAACTGGCTTTCATCGAATCCAGCAATCTGCGGAGCGGTTGGTGCTTGTGGAGCGGATGGAGCACCGCTGGGCGCTTTGGGCATAGGCCGGTCGCGGTAAACAGCGCCTGCTCCCAGACCAGCCACCGAATATTCAGCGGGCAGGTTTTTCGTCCCATACACTTTGTTGCCGATCTGGATGATGGTGCCGAACTTGCTGGCCTCCACGAATGAGTTGGCAATCTTCTCTCTCGGGTTCGCTTCGTAGTCTGCGAGCGCCTGGTTGTACTGCTCCAGCCGTTGTCTGTACGCTTCGGCTGCAGACTCATATGCAGGCATGTCGACTTCACGGTATTGCTTGAGCGCAGACTCATACGGGGCCATTAGTTCATCACGCTGCTTCTGATACGCAGCAAACGAAGCCTCATACTGGCCAGTCGTTGCCTCAAGATTTTTCTTATACTGCTCGGCCAGCCTAGTCAGGTCTGAGTTCTTGCGCAGCGTCATGCGCTTCTGATATGCGGTCGCCATTACTGAATCCTCATGCCAGAGCCCAGCTGCGTATCCATCACACCGAGTTCAGGTGTTAGACGCTCCTGCGACAGCAGTGCGCGGCGACCACCTCGAGTGCGAGCCTTCAGCGCAGATGCTTCGGATGCTGCAGCTTTGCGACGTTCCTCGTCTGCCGCTGCCTGCACCTCTTTGGCTTTCTGTTCCATTGCCAGCTTGTTCTCTGCGTACTGCAGTTGCTGCGCTTCAAACTGCTGCTTGGCCATCTGCGCCTGCTGTTCAAGCGATGCAGACTGGCGCGAGTATTCGGCGGTCTGTCTTGCCACTTCAGTTCGCATTGCCTCGGCATCTGCCTTTTGCTGCTGCAGTGCGCGCTGCTGCTGACGTTCTGCGTCCTGGCGCGCTTTGCGACCTTCGTATGCGCTGTATGCAGTGGCCACTGCTAAAGCTACGATTCCAGACATTTCAAATCTCCTTTGCGTTTGTCATATAGGCCGCACTCCGGTATCTCGTACAGCCTCGCCTCAAGTTCATCAATGTTGCGGCAGTTGTCTGGGTTTTCGTAAATGTCAGTCCAGATTACTTCTTCCTCGTACACTCTGCCTGCCCGCTGAAACCCAGGCCCAACATCAAACTCGCAAGGTGCAATCAGTACCTTGATGCCATCCTCTGTGTTGACTGCAATCACGCCTTTTTCCAAACGAACTTTGTATGCAGTCTTATGCGCGGCACCGGTCAAAACCGTCCACGGCGGCAAGATGATCGTGCGCTCGTAAATACCAGGCAGGAACTTATGCAGAGTTACTGCCTCTCCCTGCGGCATCTTCAGCAGCGCATCCTGTAACCGCAGCACGGCTTCGCGCATCTGATGCGCTGGCACCTTGCCTTCAAAGATGGTCAGATCGTCCATATAGCATTAGATTCTATTGGTTTCTGTACTACTTCCAAGCAGTCATATTGCTGGCGGCAATATTAGGCAAATACATCGAAGTCAGTGCTGGCGGTGGTTTGACCTGGAGCTCTGCCGCCCAGCTGGTGCTGTCTGGTCATGCGGTTGTATTCGCCACCACCCAGCATCAAGTATCCAAACGAGTCACCGATGTGCGAGTGCTCGTTCTTGTTTGGCGCGTCCCTGAACCGCTCCTGGCCTGCTCCAATGGCCACCCGCTTGAAGTGGTATCCACCGCCCAGGGCTTTGCGTAGCAGCTTGCAATCACGGTTGACGATCAGCCCCGGCTTGCCGTTGATTAGACGCTGCATGGGGGCTGCCGCAGCTTCACGACGCACCTTGAAGTCGTTCGATGCTGTTGGCTGCGCACGCAGGCCAAGGGTCTTTAAGAAGTCGAACGCAGTGACCTCATAGATCGCATCTCGAGCCATACCTGCCGGGTCGCCCCAGACCAGCACCTGGTGGTTGGGATAGCGCTGGTTCAACTCACCGAGCAGCTGGTGGCCAAAACGCTCTAAGCCCATGTCAAAGGTGACGATCTCCTGGTGGATCACCCAGCGACCGTTCGACAAGCGCTGGCCGATGGTGGCAGCTGGTGTCAGACCAAAGTCGAGGCCAACCTGGATCGGTACAGTTGGATCGACATCGGTATCGCCTGACATCGTGCCGTCTTCGTATTCTGGCCAGACCGGGCGACCTTCCTGCACATAGGTGTACAAGCCGCCTGCATAGCACTTGATCCAGTCCAGGTTCTTGCCAAGCAGCATTTGCTGATAGTAGCCAGCGGGCAGGTTGTTGATGTTCTCTGCCTTGGGGTTTAGCTTCCACCACTTGCCTGCAGAGAAAATATGGTCATTCGCTTCTGGGTTGTCTGGCAGATCGTCTGAAGACACCTCCACGATGCCGCCTGGTTGCTTCCAGAACTTCCAGGCATAGGCACCGGTCATCTTTTCTTTCTCGGCCATGCGATGCCACCAGTGGTCGTCATCCATCGGGTTGGTGTCCATCCAGATGCCGTGCCAGGTTGCGCCTCCGTCGCGCTTGGTCGGGTATCGACCGACACGGTGCGTCAGGCCATCAATGACGGCCTTGGGGAGCTCGCGGGCCTCGTTGACCCAGGCACCGGTCAACTCAAGCGAGAGCAGCTTTCTAACGTCCTTTGGCTGATCTAACGCCAGAAAGATGACCTCGCAATCGATGCCTGCAGCATCACCTCTTGCTGGCAGCCGGATGTGGTGCGTGATCGGTGGAGTCCACAGCATCGGGCCGAACGTCGACTCGGGGAACAGATCCAGCCAGGTCTTGATGGTGGTGGTCTTCAGCATCGGGTAGCTGTTCCTGACCACTGCCCATCGGGTGTAGCGAATGTTGTCGATGGGGGAGGGCTTCTGCTGCACTGCCTTGATGAAGATCTTGGACGCGCAGCCATACGACTTGCCCGATCCAACCGGCCCCATGATGCCCTGCACGAATGCGTTGCTCCTGATGAAGTCGTAGATCACCGGGCTCTGGCTGAAGTCCAGGTTCAGACCGCCGACGATCTCCTTCTCCGATTGTTCTTTTGTCCTTGCCACGTTTCCTCCAGAGACTCATTGCTCACCAGACGGTGGTGCCACTACGTTCACATCGATCACAGATGGCTTGTCAGACCCATCATCCGGGTTGTCCAGTAGCCCAGAAGCCTTGGCTAGCAGGCGCAGCACGCCCACTTTGTCGTAGAGCTCAATCTCAAGCGTGTTGTTGCCATCCTTGTCCGTCTTGACCGACACCTTCTTGATCGCCTGCAGCGCATGTTCTGGGATCTGGTGGGCAGGCTTGACCTTCACATTGCCAGCCTCATCCCAGGTCATGATGTCCGTGATTTTGGTGTTGGCCATGCAGAGCAGGGCATAAGCCACAGCCTCCCGGTTCTCGACAATGGTTGCCGAGCGCTCAAGCCTTCTCTGCACGCTCCTGATCCCACCCCAATTGGTCAGGGGAGGGATCACGTTGGTCTGTTTAGGCCTGGCCATCAGAACGGAATGTCCGAGTCATTTTGCGGCTGGAACCCATTGCCCTTAGCCTGGCTATGCGCACTCACCTGACACGCATCACCAATCTGGCAGCTGAAGAAAGCCTGGCCAGCGCTGTCCTCTTTCTTCCACGCCTTGAACCAATGCAAGCTGCCATCCGGCAACATGATCCGACCGTCATAGTCAGGATCCTTCTTGTCAGGCCGCTTCTTGTTGTTCACGAACAAGCCGCCACTACCAGGTCGATGCTCAAATGCCATGTTGCTC